TTTCCTGTTCCTCCTTGCCACTCGTCTTGCCCGTGGGATGACCATCTGCTTCTGGGTCATGGAACGCACTGGGGCACGCTGGGGCAAGAGCAAGGCCGCAGTCTGAGCGGCCAGAGCCAAGCGTGACCCAGGGTACAAGACGGGTATCACCCGAGTGACAAGCTGTGCGACACGAGATGCGAGCTCCTTCCAGTGAGTGGCGTTCTCAAAAATGAAGCCGGCTTGAGCGACGACCATCTGCGAGGCATGGTACATCTCAAGCGGTAAAGTAGAGATACCGACCTGGAAGAGAGGTGACGTGGTACGGAACTCAATGTGAGAATCAACAGTCACGGCCATCTGGGTCTCATCAACACCACCCTCCTCCTCAATCACGACTGCCATGAACGGATCATCGGAGTCGAAGGATACAAGAGGGGCGTGAGTCGCGAGCAAGAGGTCGGTCGTGAGCAGGCTAGTGCTAGCTCCAGTAATGGTCCCGGGAATGGACCGGAACGTCTTACGGAAGGTCTCAGCTTCTTGAGTTGGGGGAGACACGACGTAACATCCCATCTCGGCAGAGCCGAAATAGCGCTCAGCAGGGTGTGTCAGAGACAGAGCAGATTGCGGGACCCCCCACCAAGCGTAGGAGGGGCTCTGAATCCGGCTGGCCCTGATTGTGCCCTGCTTGACCTGAACCCTGCTCACATTGGTGAACAGAGTTGACTGGGCTGTTACGCGGGTGCTGTCATATGGGGCTCGGGAGACGGAAATCTCAGGTGGAGCAAAGGCCGGCTCCAAGATCCTAGCAGATCCCTGTGGGAAAAAGTAGAGAATCAAAGGGCCGGTTGTTGCTTTTATACTGGTTACGCGAAGCCACACACTGCGGCCGAACGTAAACGTCGTCCCGACACCAACGGTAGCGCCATAGACTGTCTCCCTGCGCCCGGTAGCGTCAACAAACTCGCAATCCATTGTCCCAGTACCCCCAGCCCCGGCACGGATAAAGACATTCAGACCGTCTTGTTGGTCGTACGGAATGTAAATCCAAGTGTCAAAAGTGCCGTCGGTTCCAAGTGGCGCACCGGAGCCGATGGCTATGAGGTTGGGGTCAGTCTGGGTGACGCCGGCAGCGACAGCCTCGTAAGCGTAAGCAAAGGCTGCTCGGCCGGCGTCATTGTCTCCCACCTTCTGCTCCAGCCAGAGTGGAGCCGCCGGCTCACGCACAATGGTTGAAAGAAGGGTTGACCTCCCAAAAGAGTTGGAGTTGGTAGTCAGATTGGTCTCAAACGAGACGACCGCAGTACGCTCCAAATTTGGAAAGGTGGGCAGACGGATTGGCGGATTCTCGTGAGGCAACAAAAGGGTCTTGGCAACCGCAGGCATACCAAGAGCCTTAGTCCGGACAAGAGGAACTGGGCGTTGCATCGCAAGTGGCTACGTAAGCACAAACCCCCCCCCCC